TATTCAATAACTAGCTTAGAAGCACTAATTCTATCACTATCTCGAGCGTTTTCATTCTTTATAATGTTAGCTAAACACTTTACTGCATCTAGTGAATAAGGCTTCATCAAATCTCTTATTCTATTTTCTTCATCTTTTGGTTTACGACCTGCTCCTGGTCTTGCTCCTCCTTTTCCAGCCATATGATTTTGTTTTGTTTATTCAATTATTACACGTTAGTATAAAATGCTTTGTGTACAACCTTAGAGTTAAATCTAAGTGTACGTCTATCTGATACCACTCAAAGACTTCAACTATTTTAGTACTCATCGTAAACCTTTTTTAGTTTGTTTATAATATCTCTCCAGCAATCAGAACACGTTGTAGGCTCTTGTTTTTGGTTTAGTACCCTATTGTATATCTTAAGTAGTTTCTTTTGCTTAGATGGATTTATTTGGCTTGTACGACCATTAAAGAACTCTGTTAGTTCGTTGTACTCTTGTTCATCTAAACATAAAGGTTTGAAGTAAGGAAAAATTTTATTTAGTTTCTCTTTACGTTCATCGCAATTACAATCCTCACCTAAAATAAACTTTGCAATTTTATCTACTCCAGTTGCTTTTAAAACATTTTCAACAGTATCTCCTAATCCTTTAGGTTTTCTTTTTCTTGTAGGTTTTTTCTCAATCATAATCTAACTAGTAAATATTTATTATTTTCATCTTTAATTTTATGTCTTACATCTGAATAGCTATAATTCAATGACTCACAAGCCTCCTTTATGGTATCGTAATATATTCCACTTTTAAGGCATAAAACTTGTTTAGCATACGGATTTTTAGCTCCATATTGATTTCTTACTCCTTTAGTACATTTATAATATTTTTGAAACTTAATTTCATTTTTAAGTGCTTTTTCTAATGAATTTGTTCTTTTTAAGATAACAACCTCTGAAATGTCAAAATTACTTTTATTCCTATGCTTTAGTAATCTTTTCTTTAAATTTGTTGTAACACCTACATAGTTTTCTTTTACTAATCGGTATATCACAAACTCCTTATCTTTTATATTATTTAACTTACACATTACGTTTCCTTGTTTGTTTTGGTTTACTTTCCATTATAAATCTAGCGTTAATTGTTCTTGTTGTATCTCGTATTTCTTTAGTAGCTCGTAATCTTCATTCTTGTAATCTTCGTAATACTCTCTAAGTTCTTTTCTAATTAGTTTCTTAGTTTGTTGTAAGCTCCAAAAAATTGTTCTTGGGCTTATACAAGTTTCTTTAGATAGTTTTCTAATTGATGTTTTTTGACTTGAATATATTTGAAATAACCTACTATCAAAGTGATGTTGACTATTAACTACATTATTAATATTTTGTTGTAGCTGGGAGTAGGCTTCTTGTTCTTCTGTATTATCTTCTTGTTCTTCTAGGTAGTGAAAGTCATTTATATCTTTGTCGCAGTACCTTGTATCTTCTTTGTAGGTATCAAAGAAGATATTTCTTAGAGTTGACCAACAATAAAATAGATTTAATTCTTTGTCAGGGTATCTTTCTAGGTGGTTGTGAAGTCTAATATACATTTCTTGTACTATGTCCTCAGGGTCTACGTTACCTCCAAATGTTTTTACTATTTGAATGTACTCTTTGTGATTCTTTGAAAGTTCTGTTAGGTTATTCATAATTCAACTTCCATAAAATAGAATTTCGGGTACTTTACCATTTTGCCACAAAAATTAATATAGTAGTATTTTTCATCTTCTTTCTCTACTATGTAATTATAACCTTTTCTTAGGTAACTTGTTTTGTGTTCAAGTATCATTTTAACTATTTTCTCTTCCATTTTCTTTTAACCATAAATCAATTACTAACTTAGACTTTTTTAAATCGCTTTCAAACTCTCCTTTTTTGTTTGCTCTTTCTAATCTTTTAACAATATCAAATAGATAAGTATTCCATCCACGTTCTTCAGCTACTTTGTAAAGTGTGCCTTTTGAATTGTCATAATGTTTTGGTGCTTCCATACTCAAATATAATAATTTTATTTTAAACTAGATATATCAAACTTAATGAATTCACAACCTTTTTTAACTATTACTTTTGATGCTTGTAATTCATAGATATCTCTATCGTCAAAGTCATACGTTTTAACAAGGCAATCTTGAAACACTTTAATACAATTATCTAAGTCCTGAAGTTTAGAAGATAAACCAAATTCAAGTGTTAGCTTATAAGGTGCTTGATTAATTTTATAATCTTTTGGAAGTTGACTTAAAACATTTTGCACGTACACTTTATGATTGTTGTTCTTAAATCTTCTACCTTGATAGCATGAGTTAACAGATAGTGCTTTTATGTTTATTGTATTCATTTACTTATAGTTTGTCTTACCTCTTCACCTTTTCTTTGTCTTTCGTTGTACTTATCACCTCTTAGATTTTCGTGTTTCTCTTGCAACTTTTGCCTAGCTCTTCTAATTGATTCAGCAGAAGTAAACCCACCTTTACTATACTTTATTAAAAAGTAAATACTATTTTCAGGTACACCCTCATCTAGCCATATTTGCGATATTAGTAAATTGTCATTATCTCTAGTATCAATTTGATTAACTAGTAAATCTTTAACTCTTTCTTTTAGTTTTTTATTCATAATCTTTTTTTTGTAAATATAATGATATTATTTAAAATGGCATTTCGTTATCAAAATCTAAATTTGGTTGTAATGCACTTTCTTTATTCTTATCTATTGTAAAATCTTCGTATGAATCTGAACCATCTACAAAGAATCTACGATTATCATTATTCCAATTGAATTTATTCATACTTGTAATATTTCCTTGAAAGTCATACTTTGTTTTTAAATTGATTACTAAAGTACAACCATTGCTATTTTCGTCTGGGAATTCTCTATAAACACATAAACCGTTATGTGTTTGGTTTCTAAAATCAGATGAACCACTAACACTATAAAGGTCTGGAATATCATATTTATTAGTCTTTTCGTTTTTCTTCATTTTTGTAGGGTGAGCAACTAAAAATACGTGAACGTTATATTGTATGCAAAAAGAAGTTAAACGTGTTAAGATGTTATCTATTGCATCCTTACCACTCATTCCTTTAGGCATTAATACTTTATTCCAAGCATCTATAATAAACATATTAATACCATAGGTAAACATTTGCTCTTTAAACTTTTCTAGTAACCAATCCCAATCGGAATCCATTCCATTTTCTGATGTTGTAAAGTATAGTTTTTCTTTTGACCATTCAGTATAACGATATAAATCAGATTCGCTCATTTTATTTTTGCCAAAGAAAGGCTTTCCATTTGATAGAGTAGCATACTTTGAGTTGTAAAGCCCTAAAGGGTTGTGTTCAGGTGAGTAAATAGATAGTTTATAATTGTAATCATTAACTAAATTTAGAGCGTACCAATCAATAAAACTACTCTTGCCATGTGATGGAATACCAGTGACAACTGTTAATTGTCCCATCATTATGCTAAAGTCTTTATTGAAAGTCCCGAACATTTTATTCTTTGGGTAAATTGTTTTTGGCATACCCTCATTGTAAAGTCTTAAAGTTTCATCTAATAAGTCCATTGAGTTGAATGTACCACCTATTGAAAATCGTTTTTCGTTCTTTACAGAATTTGCGATTAGAGAGCTTTTTAAATCATCGTTAGCATCTTTACCCATCCACTCGATAAAAGTGCATCTATAGCGCCCTAAACGTTGTGCAATCTTATCTCTTATCTCTATTCCTTTCTCATCATTATCCACTGCAATAACAAAATGCTTAACATCTTTTAAATATGATTCTGAATTTATCCAATATTCATCATTATCATTTGCACCATTTGGTAATGAGATAACGTTTTTAATTCCTATCTCATAAAATGATAGTACATCTATTTCTCCCTCTACTATGTAAATCTTTTCTGCGTCTATAATTGAATTGATGTTATAGAATATTGGTTTACCTCCTTTGTGTTGTGTAAAATCTTTACTAGGTGAACGATATTTTTTATTAACCAACTTCTCACCCTCGAAGTAATTAAAACAAATTGAGTTTAATTCTTTTTGCTTTGCTGGTTGATACACTTTCTCTTCGCTTATCTCGAATTGGTTTAAAGTGTTTTGTGATATTCTACGTTCTTCATAAAACCATTTAACAAGTTTGTCTGATAACTTAGTGTAATTTCTCCATTCTTGAGTAGGGTAAGTGTATTGTTTTTGTGTTGGTTTAAATTCCTTTGAATCTTTGAAAGTTAAAGCCTCGCAGTAGAAACATTTACCTATACCGTTGTTGTGGTCAATCTTTAAACTCTTATCTCTTTTGTCACTTCTTTGTTCATCACAACTTGGACATCTTAAAGATTCTTTACCAGTATGTTTTTTCGTGTCAAGTGTTGACCAATCTATAAAATTATTCATTATACACCAATATTATAAGGATTAAACTTTGTGCAATCTATTTCATTTACACTTGATTTTACTTCTACTACTTCATCATTCCAACATTTACCATTCAACCAAGTTAAAGGATTTTTTCTGTATTTAACTTCTGGAGTAGATTTTATATATTTTGGTAAAATTAATTTTATTTTATCTTTCTCATCAAAAGATAGCTTATTAAATTTAACCTCACATTTTGTCTTATCTATTTTCTTATCGTAAATATTCCAAAAGCTATCAAAAGATAAAGAGTTATCTTGTTCTATTGTTTTATTGTTAATAGGTTTATCTATACATACAATGCTTTTACCTTGCTTTTGATTGTGCGTTTGCAGTGCTTTGTCTAGTGCTTTTGTAGTTGCTTTTGTATTTTTTACAATAGCAATAATACAACTTGAGTATTGATTTTTAGATTTTTGAACAATATCTATAAACCCCCATTCAACTAAATCATTAAAAGTTTTAGTGTATGTTCTATAATTTTTCATTCCTATTGCATCCTTTGTCATTTCCATTGGTAGACCAAATTTAGACTTCCATCCTAATCTATTACAATGTTCAATAATAAAAAAGTACATTGCAGAATGATTAGGGGATATTTTTTCGGGGTTTTCAAAACACCAATCAAACCACTTTCTTGATAATTCGTAACTATTCATTTATTTCGTATTCTTTTATTCTTTCCGAATATGTTTTTAATAAATTCTTTTTACTTTCTGTCTCTATCATTTTTTTAACTCCTGAAAAAATAGAAAACCTACCTAATAAAATTCTACCTAATTCTGAATTCATTTCATTAGGTAATTCAAATTGTTCTAAAGCGAATACAATGTAAGTTGATGGTAATTCTTTTAATTTTACTCCCTTGTATTTACCAAAAGGGAAGACTTCGTAATACATAATATATAATTTTAATTAAACAAAAAAGCCCGAATAAATCATAAAGGGTCTCACTTCTTCAATCATTATCCGAGCAATTTAAATTTCTTTAGTTCTATAAAGTGAGACCGAACCGTTTGCAAATATACAACTTTATTTTAAATAAACAAAAAAAAATAAAAAAAATATTAAAATAGTTGTTATTCAATATATTTATATTATCTTTGCAGAAACAATTTAATTATTATGAAAAAGAATTTAGAATTATGGAGTAAGGTTGAAAAGACCAATCCAGCTTACACGAAGAAAGCTAAAATTTCGGGACATCAAATAACTGCTATTGCACCACAATATCAAATTATGCAAGTTACTGAACATTTTGGTGTTTATGGTGAAACATGGGGTTTTAAGGATATCAAATTAGATTATTCTTTATGTGATAAATTTAACTTAGTAGTTTTTACTGGTACTTTCTTTTTTCCAAAAGGTGAATTTGAAATTATTAATTCATGCAAGTTATACATGGATAGAGCTTGTACAATGGTAGATGATAACTTTGCTAAGAAAATTGAAACAGATGCTTTAACTAAAGCAATATCTAAACTTGGTTTTAATGCTGATATATTCTTAGGTAAATTTGACGATGTTAGATATGTTAACGATTTGACTAAACAATTTACACCACTACCAACATTAGAAAATGAAAGATTTGAGAAAGCACTAGAAACTATCAAAGCTGGTAAATATTCAGTTGAAAAGTTGAAAGCAGAATATCAATTAACAGATTTACAAACTAAAGCATTATTATTATTATGAGAAACGAAGAATCATTGAACGACTTTTACGAGTTACAAGACCAAAATAGAAACTTTTTTGAAGTGTCTAAAAAAGAAACAGTACCTAACATTTTAACGAGTATTGATACGATAGTTAATAAGGTTGATTTAGGAGAGCTTAACGGACTAGATGCATTTAGTTTATTCAAGAAGTTAGAAAAGGCTTTCACAGATGCTAAAAAGACTATTGAGGGTGTGGCATTAGATGAAGCAGAGAAGTTTGGAGCTAGTACATTTGAAAGCAACGGACAAAAGTATGAGTTAAGAAATGGAGCAAGTAGATTTAGTTTCGACCATATCGAAGAATACGCTGAAAAGAAAGCTGAATTAAAACAACTAGAAGAAAAGTATAGAATAGCTTATAAGAATAACCAATTAAATCTAAGTAGTTTAGATGAATCAACTGGTGAAGTTTTAGAGTTGCCAAAAGTAACAGTAAGTAAATCAAGTTTAATAGTTAAGAAATAGTTATGAAACAAAAAGAAAGTAAACCTTTTTTACTACCTTTAACGGAGGATGAAAGGTGTTTAATTAAGATAGAGGCTGCACGTTCTAACAAGAAGATGTACGAGGTAATAAGAGAACTAATGACAAGTAAAAAAAGTATAAATCAAATAAATAAGTAAACAATGGAAGTAAAAGGTAACATCAAAGTAATTAACGCTACACAAGTAGTAAGTGAAAAATTTAGTAAAAGAGAGTTAGTCGTAACAACAAACGATACTTACCCTCAGGATATTTTAATACAGTTCACACAAGATAAGTGTGGTTTGTTAGATATTTTTAAAGTAGGGCAAAACGTAGAGGTAAGCATCAATTTAAGAGGTCGTGAATGGACTAGTCCAAAAGGTGAAGTAAAGTATTTTAATACAATAGAGGGGTGGAAAATCTCAGGTGAGCAACAACAAGAACAAACACCAGTAAATAATTCACCTACTAAAAATGATGGTGATGACGATTTATTGCCTTTCTAATTAACTAATAATCAGTAATATAAACAATTAAATAATAAATTCAAATTCAAATTGTATTAAGAGAGTAGCAGAAATGTTACTCTTTTTTTTATTTATTTTAAA